CAGTCCTTCGTTCACGGGGACTTGATGCTGAGGTTTATGGCTCACGCTCTGAATTAGGAAAGTACATTGGTAACTTTGTTAAACTTCCTGAGTTTGAGGAACGAGCAGCCCTTGCAGCAGACCGTGTGAAAAAAGAACCTGATGTTATGAAGGCTCTTGGCGAAATGTATGTAACAGAAGCAGATGCCATTGGCTACTTACTTAACCCATTAAAGGCAATGGATGTTATTAAGAAGCAGGTTCGTTCTGCTGAAATTGGTGCTGCTGCTGCTAGCGCTAGGTTTATGTTAGGCGCTAATGCTGCTGCCCGTGCTAGAGAAGCAGAAGCCTTAATTGGTGCTACTGGTACAGCAGATGTATCAATGTTAAAACAAGAATTTGGTAAAGCAAGAATACTTGCTGATACTCAATCATCACTAGCAAAACTTGAACGCGAAAACTACAACGAACTAGAAGCAGTACAAGCCGTTGTTGGTGGCGAGCAAGAGAAGTTGTTAAAGTCAAAGCGCAGAGCAGAGCGTGAACAAATGTTCCGCTTTGGTGGTCAGTCAGGCGTAGGTGCTTATTCACTACGCAGTACGACTAACCAATAACTAGGTTCCTTATCTGACCGACCAGCCCGGATGAGTGTAAGAAGTCTGGTAGCGATAGCCAACTTATGTTCCCCGACATAAATTGTGGATTGCGAATACAACAACAACGAAAGGGAGATGGCTAATGAGCCAAAATAACGAGTATGATGACGAGTTTGATGACTTCGGTGACGAAGGCACAGATGTAGTTAAGCAACTCCGTAAAGTAAACCGCACACTAGAAAAGCGTGCTAAAGAACTGGAACAGGAGTTGAAAGGACTGCAAACACAGACCCGCCAGCGTACTGTAAAGGATGTGTTGCAAGCCAAGGGTATTAACCCAAAGATTGCCACTTTCATACCGCAAGACATTGAAACTTCTGAGGAAGCAATCAATGGCTGGCTTAGTGAATACGGTGATGTTTTTGGTGTTAACTCTAATGCTAATTCAGAGCAGGCTTCAAATAATTCAATAGATGTTTCCGCTAATACAAGAATTAACCAAGTGGTTTCAACAGGGCAAGTGCCTGATGTTGACTCAGATGCTTTGGCTAAAATTCTTTCAGCAGGAAATGCAGAGGAATTAAATCGCATCCTTGGAATAAATTAACCAACTACCAATCTAAGGAAACTAACTCATGGCAAACACAGATACATCAGCCCTTACAGGTCTGATACAAACTGCGTATGACCGCTATGTTGAGTTCGCTCTCCGTTCGCAACCGCTAATTCGTAGCGTTGCAGACAAGCGACCAGCACAGCAAGCACAGCCGGGTTCAAGTGTTGTATTCTCACTTTACAACGACTTGGCTGCTGCAACTTCTGCATTGTCTGAAAACACAGACCCTGATGCAGTAGCACTATCAAATGTATCTACCACTTCTGTAACTCTTACAGAGTTTGGTAATGCATCACTTGTAACTCGCAAGTTACAACTATTCGCTCTATCAGATGTGGACCCAGCAGTTGCAGACATTATTGCCTTCAACATGGCTGACTCACTTGATAAGATTGCAATGGAGAGCCTACGCCAAGGAACAAATGTTATCTATGGTGGCACTGTAACTTCAACAGCAACCGTTTCATCTGCTGATAGCATCACTTCTGCAAAAATCCGCCGTGCAGTAGCCAAGTTGCGTACCAACAAGGCTGTTCCACGCGCTGGTGCTTTGTACTGGTGTGGTATCCACCCTGAGGTTTCACACGACCTTCGTGCTGAAACAGGCTCAGTCGGATGGCGCGACATCCACGCTCAAACAGACTCTGCACAGGGTAACCTATGGGCTGGAACAATCGGAACATACGAGGGTGCTTTCTTTGTTGAAACATCACGCATGTACCAAAAGGCAGAAGGTGCTAATCAGTCAACCTTCACAACAACTACCGCTGCAACTGGCGCATCAGGAACCACAACAATTACTGTTGCTTCAACATCAGGAATTGATGTCGGTGATGGCGTTGCAATTTCTGCTACAACTGGTTCAAGCACACTTGTATCAGCAATCAATGGTGCAGTTCTCACCCTTTCAGTAGCAACTACTGCTGCTGTAACATCAGGTGCAACTGTAACCGTTACTCCAAAGACCAATGTTTACCGCACAATTCTTTGCGGAAAGCAGGCTTTGGCAGAGGCAGTAGCACAGGAACCGAGCGTAGTTATCGGACCTGTTACTGATAAGTTAATGCGTTTCCGCCCAATCGGATGGTACGGCGTACTTGGTTTCGCCCGCTATCGTGAGGAAGCGTTGTTCCGCATTGAAACTTCATCAAGCATCTCTGGCTAATTTCGGAGATTAGTACCGGGGTGGCGGGTGTTTAAACGCCCGCTACCCTGTTACACTAAGGAGAGTTATGGCATACCAATTCACACCACCCACCGTCAAGGAAACCCCTGCTGGCGGTCACACGCTATTTGAGCGTTTAGGTATTGAGCGCGGTATTAGTGTTCTGCGGGTAGATGGAGTGTATTCGTCATTTCGTTATCCAAGTCAAACTCAAACTGATGAAGCAAGCGAAGTTTATTTAGGTGGACATGTGTACGACATTGATGACCAAACAAGAACACGACTCATAGCAGCAGGCTATGGAGATTACATAGCAACGGTTTAAACATGGCATGTAGAACTGGTTGCCCAACCCAAGACCATGCTAACTGGGGCGAGTGTCTAAAAGCATCTAACCTAGAGTTCAGCACAGGTGATGCTAATAGTGCAAAGGGCATGACCGAAAAAAAATGGAACGCTGAACTTAATGCCTATGCTGCTGCAAGAGCGCAAGGTATTCAACCTGATGGAACTTCAATGGCAAAGATTAGAGATGCTGTTGAGAAGTCAGACAAGGCTGGTAAAGCCTATGATGCAAACACAGGAACTTTTAAGGGGTAACAATGACTGCCATTGTAGGTATTCAGGGAAAAGGCTGGGCGTTAATCGCAGCAGACTCTATGACTACCTATGAGGACAAACCATACTATGCAAAAGGTGTGGATAAAGTTATCAAAAAAGGCGACTATGTATTTGGGTTTTCAGGTGATGCTATTGCAGGAAACATTGCAACTTACCTTTGGACTCCACCGAAAGTAATTAAGACAATACCAACAGATGTGTTTATGCAGACAAAAGTTCTGCCTTCCCTACGGGAAACAATGATTGAACATGGGTACAACCCTGATACAACTAAAGATAAAGATGCCGGATTTGATGCACTTATTTGTTTAAACGGAGTTATCTACGAAGTTGACCAAGATTACCTGTGGTCAAGAGATGACCGTGGTTTGTATGCGGTAGGTAGTGGGGGCGATTTAGCCCTTGGTGCGCTAGCAGCAGCAGGCATGAGCAAGAACTCTATTAAGAGCGTTGAGGCTGTGGCTCGTAGAGCAATTAAGGTTTCCGCTGATTACAACATAAGTGTTGGCGGAGATGTAAAAGTAATTACCCAAAGGAGTAAGTAAATGTGCCTAGAGTGTGGATGCTATGGCGCTGTTAACCCTTACGGCGTAGGCGGTAGGGAAGTAAGCAGTAAGCCAACAGAAGCAAGTTTAAACAAAGTAACAGTAGTACCCGGAAAGTATCCTAAAGATACTTCCTTAGAAACAGAAAACTACGACTAAGAATAGGGGAAACAAATGTACGGACAAAAAAAAGTAAAGATTACTGGCTCAGCAACATCAAAGCCAGCAGCAAAGAAGCCAGCAATGCCTGCTAAGCCATCTGCAAACATGGCTAAGATGAATAAGTCAGCAGCAACAGGCAAGCCAAAGCCAAAGGCAAAGTTAAAGCCAAAGTCTAAAATGGGGATGATGTAATAATCATGCCTGCCAAGAAAGACCCACGACTAACAAGAGCAGGAGTATCGGGTTTTAACAAACCTAAGCGTACTCCAAGTCACCCGACTAAATCTCATGTTGTTGTGGCTAAAGAAGGCTCACAAGTAAAAACAATTCGTTTTGGACAGCAAGGCGTGACGGGTGATAAACAACCAACCGCACGCCAAGCATCCTTCAAGGCTCGTCATGCTAAAAACATTGCCAAAGGCAAGATGTCCGCAGCATACTGGGCAAATAAGGAGAAATGGTGAAAAAGAAAAAAGCATTTTGGGATACTAAAAACCCTAATAAAAAATCTACACCTTTAACACCAGCACAAAAAGCCAAGGCTAAGGCTATGGCAAAGAAGGCTGGTCGCCCGTATCCAAACTTAGTGGATAACGCAGCAGCAAAAAGAAAGGCTAAGTAATGGCACTAGGAACAGCAGGCAGTACATTAACAGGTGAACTTAATCGCCTTGCAGGTATTACCAGCGTGGCATCTTTTAAAGCACCGCAAGGTGCTGCCAATTCCTATGCAGGCACAACAGGCTTAGGTCTTATTGCTGCCCTTAATTACAAGGCTAGTACATCCCGACAACCCAAAGACTACAAAGGTTTAAACGCAGTTTGTAATGAACTTGCTAGTACAACTGGAAAGTCTGCCGTAGCAGCATTGAGGGCTATTGACCTATGAGTACATTTAACCAATTAACTGAGCGTGTTGATACGCTATTGCATGGCTATACGGTTAGTTCCGAAGCCAGCACATGGATAACAACTAGCGCAACCACATCTACAACTTCTATTACCGTATTTGATACATCAGTAATTGGTCGTGGTTACATACAAATCAATGATGAAATGATGTATGTAAACACCGTTAACCCAGCATCAAGCACATTAACACTAGCCCCTTGGGGTCGTGGTCAGCGTGGTACTACCGCTGCTGCTCATGCTGCTAACGATAGAGTAACTGTTTCACCATTGTTCCCACGCAATGAAATTAAGCGTGCCATCAATGATACTATCAACGCTGTTTATCCAGCCATCTTTGGCGTAGGTCAAACAGAGTTTAATTATGTTGCTGCTAAAACAACTTATGATTTACCTGATGAAGCAGAAAACATTTTAAACCTTACTCACTCAGTCATAGGTCCAAGCAACGAGTGGCTTCCAGTTCGTGCATGGCAACTAGACCGATTGGCTAACCCAACAACATTTGGCACAGGTGGTAACCTAGGAAAGAGCATTAGCGTTTATTCTCCTATCGTACCGGGGCGTAAAGTCAATGTTGTTTATTCAAAGCGCCCAACATTATTGTCGGCAGCAGCAGATGACTTCGTTACAGTTACTGGTTTGCCTTCATACTCCGAGGATGTAATTATCTATGGCGCAGCCTTTAGGATGATTTCGTTCTTAGACCCTTCTCGCCTAGGTCCACAACACGCAGCAGCAGACTTGCTTGACTCACAACAAACTGCTCGTTCAGGCGAAACTGCATCACGCTTCTTGTTTGGTATTTACCAACAGCGTTTAAACGAGTGTGCAGAAAATCAACGCAGACAATTCCCAGTCCGCAGTCACTATCAAAGGTAGGTAAATAAATGGCAGCAGGAGATGCAGGCTCACCAAAACGGTACTATTCAGCAACAGCAGTAGAAACAACAATTACTGCTGCTATTCCTTCGGCATCACAAGGAGATACTTACACATCTTTTGTTGTCGCATCAACAAGCGGTTTTGCTGCAAGTTTCCCTTACACACTTCTCGTTAACCCTGATACAAACAAAGAGGAAGTAGTCACAGTCACCGCTGGTACTGGCACGACTCTTACTGTTACCCGTGGTCAAGATAGCACTCAGGCAGTAGCCCACTCAGCAGGCGCAACAGTTCGCCATGCAGTATCTGCCCGCGAGTTCCGTGAATTACAAACCCACATTGCAGCCCGTGGTTTTGATGCCGACTCAGGCATTATGACTAACATTGAAACACATGTTCACGGTCTTGGTACAGGTGATGGTTCGGTAGTAGGTACTGCAAAGGCTCAAACTCTTACCAATAAACTTTTAACAAGTCCAACTGTTGATGGTGATGGCATTTACTTTGAAGGCTCAACTGCTGATGGCAATGAAACAAGACTTACCGTAGTTGACCCAACCGCTGACCGTATTATTACGCTTCCAAATGTGACTGGTACTGTTGCAATTCTTGATGCTTCACAAACATTAGAAAACAAAATTTTAACAAGCAATACTTTAGGTTCTGCCCTTGCTGCTGGTGGATTTACCGTATCAGGTTTGGCTACACCTTCTGCTACATCAGATGCTGCAACTAAAGGTTATGTAGATACACAAGTTGCAAACCTTGTTGACTCAGCACCGGGAACACTAGATACTCTTAATGAACTTGCTGCTGCCTTAGGTGATGACCCTAACTATGCAACAACAATAACTAATGCTTTAGCAGCAAAACTATCTCTAAGTGGTGGCACTATGACTGGTGCTATTGCAATGAGTACAAATAAAATTACTGGTCTTGGTGACCCAACATCTGCACAAGATGCTGCTACTAAAAATTACATTGATACCATGGCAACATCTGCTGGTGCATCTGCTACTGCTGCTGCAATTAGTGCCAGCGCTGCTGCAACATCAGCCACATCCGCTGCCACATCCGCATCTAGCGCTGCTGCATCATTTAATGCTGTTACAGGTCTTACAGGTTCAGGTCTTGTCCGCGACATGGGTGGAATTGATGAAGCCGATACCACTTCTACTACCTACATTAACATTGCAACTGTTGCTGCTGCTGCTGCGACTAGCGCATCATCCGCATCTGCAAGCCAAAGCGCTGCTGCTACATCTGCTACAAACGCTGCAACTAGCGCTACAAGCGCAGCAGCAAGTGCTACCGCTGCTGCAACTAGCGCAACATCCGCTGCTGCTAGTGCAACCGCAGCAGCCACATCAGAAACAAATGCACAAGCATCATCTAGTGCTGCTGCAACAAGCGCAACAAGCGCAGCAACAAGTGCTACAAGCGCTGCTGCATCAGCATCCGCTGCTGCCACAAGTGCTACAAGTTCTGCTGCTAGTGCAACTCTTGCAAATGATTGGGCTACATTAACAACTGGTCCAGTCGCTGGTGGAGAATACTCAGCCAAGTATCATGCTCAGGCTGCTGTTACTTCTGCAACTAGCGCATCAGCATCTGCTACCGCAGCAGCAACCAGCGCGACAAGCGCTGCTGCTTCTGCTACGGCTGCTGCTACATCTGCAACATCTGCTGCTGCATCAGCCACGGCTGCTGCTACCAGCGCAACAAGTGCTGCTGCTTCGGCAACTGCTGCTGCATCCAGCGCCACACTTGCTGCTAGTTACACACCCGCAATAACCGCAGGGGTTAGTGGGTATTTCTTAACCAATAACGGAACTACCGCTAATTGGGCATCACTATCAGATTGGGGAACAATCTAATGCCATTTGCATTTCAACGCCGTAGAGGTACGACTGCACAGCATGCTTCTTTTACAGGGTTGCTCGCTGAACTAACAGTTGATACAGACAAAAAGACCGTAGTAGTACATGACGGTTCAACAGCAGGTGGAGTACCGCTTGCTAGAGCAGCGGGTGGAACACTTGCAGATACAATTACCAAAGGACTAGAGGAAGATGTAAACATTGTTGCTTCGGCAGCAACTGGAACAATCGCTATTGATTTTTCTACTGCATCAGTTTGGTATTACACATCAAACGCAACCGCTAACCATACGCTTAACTTTAGATACAGCAGTTCATCATCACTAAACAATAACCTAGCAACAGGTGATGCCATTACTTTAGTATGGTTAAACACCAATGGCGCAACCGCTTATTATCCAAATGTTATTCAGGTTGACGGCTCATCCGTTACTCCTAAGTGGCAGGGTGGAACAGCGCCTACTGCTGGTAACGCATCAAGCATTGATGCTTATGTATTCACCATTATTAAGACAGCATCTGCTACATTTACTGTATTAGCATCTCAAACTAGGTTTGCTTAGGAGAAATTGTGCCA